TTATAAAGAAACAGGAAATGATAATTTTTATTCTAAGCGTGTTATAGAACTAAAAAGAGAGAAAGATTTAATATTTACTTTATTTTTAACAATAACAAATATGTCTTATAAATCTTATAAATTATTTTTTCCAACTTACGATGAAGAGAAAATATATAGTTGGTTAAAAATATTAAAAAATTTTGGTCCCGGTAATTATTGTTTGGTTATGTGTTTTATATTATTAAATTTATGATTTATTTGTTGAACCAAAACCACCATCACCTCTACTAGTTTCAGAAAGTGATTCAACAATTACAAGTTTGATTGGTTTTAAATCAGGAGAACATATTTGAAATAATTTCTCTTTGTTCCAGACAAATCTTGTTTCTAATGACATATTACGAACTTTTGCCATAATATTTCCACGATAACCAGCATCAATAATACCAACACTATTTGCCATAATAAAAGTGGTTTTTGATATTGATGAACGTGGGTATAGATAATAGGAGACTAAATTATTATTACTATCTCTCATTTCACATTGAATTCCAAAATCAATAGTTCCTACATCTAAAGCGTGAACAGGTTCATCCTTGGAATTAACTAAATCGATACCAGAATCTCCGTCGTGATGAGAAGTAAAATTTTGATAGTAATCGGTAACTTTATCATTTATAATTTTTACATTTAGAACATAAGACATTATAATTATTTAATTTATAATTAATAAATTAATTAATCAATTTTTTAGAAAAATTTATGTAAATATATCATTTGAATCTATATTTAGAGTATAATGGATCATTTCGCTCAACTCCAACACAAAGAAATGCAAGAACGTGCGGAATATTTAAAAACTATTAAAACGTTTAAAGAAATAGATATTAAAAAATCTACAATTAATATTCAGTATAATTTTGAAAAACTGGTTAATTTTATGGAATATAAAAAAGCCAATCTAAATAGACATTATGCAAGTAACAAGATGTATGTCCCATCTACAGATGACGATGTGTTAATTGTTGTCGTTTAACATATGTATAATAGTCTAAATATTATAAATGAAAAATTAAATAATTTAGAAGTTCTTGGAAAGAAAATTATGCTTTCTATTCAAAATACAAACGAACAAGAAACAAAAATAAAAGACCTTAAAAAATCATCAAAAAAAGTAACTTTTGATGTCGATGATCTACTTTTTTTAAATTAAAATATTTTTTTAGAAAAATTGATGTAAATATATCATTTGAATCTATATTTAGAGTACAATGGACTCATTAAAAAAGCAATTGGAAGAAAATAATGTATTATTAATTTCACTTAAAAATGAAATTAATAAAATTTCTGAAGATTATACAAATAAAATAACTCAACAAAATGTTCTCAAAAATGAACTTCATCAATTACAAGTTACGTATCAACAAAAAAATATATCTTTAACTAATTTTCAAAATAAAATTTTATCTATTCAACACGAAATAAAAAAATTAGAGAATCAAACAAATGGATATAAAACATTGAAAGATATGATTCCTGATATTTCTAATGAATATCAGAAAACTATTTTAGAAAAAATAACTAGTGATGTAGAATATTCGAAAATATATTTATCTAGTTATACAAGTAATGATAATCCTAAAAAGAAAGATATTTTAGGAACAGTTAAAGTATTAGGTACTTACAATGAAAAAAAATTATGTAGAGAGGAGTATGAAATTAAAATTTATAAAGATTCACCTAAAGGAACTTTTTGGTGTAATTGTGCAGACCATAAATTTAATTCTACTAAAAAAAATTCATCTTGTAAACACATTTGTTTTTTAGTATGTAAAGTGCTTAAACTATTGAAACCATCTTTTTTTGACAATAAAACATTATCTCCAGACGAAATAAAAAAATTAATTGATAAACTTACGTCAGATACTTTATGGAAAGATGGTACTGTAGCAAAAGAATTTGAAAAAATTACATTAGATACATATCGTGAATTTACAAAAATAATTGACGATTGTTGTCCAATTTGTTTCAATGATTTATCAGAAAATGATAAACCACAATTATTATCATGTCCAACATGTCATAATTATACTCATAAAGAATGTGCAGAAGTATGGTTAGAACAAAAAGAATGTTGTATGATTTGTAAATCAAATATATGGATAAATTATAATAAAGTTAAAAATGGTGGTTATATTACAAAAACGATGATATTATAATCTAAATATTTTATATTTCTTGAATAGATAAAAATTGTAAAAGAAATAAATTTTTTTATTTAATATATTCAATACTAATATCTCCAATATAAAATACTGTTTTAATATCCATATTTTTCTCAAACTTTTTCCAATCAAGTGATTCTTTACATGTTGAACCATCAAAAGACTCATTAGTAAGTTCAATAATTAATTCATCTTTAACATCCATATTAATTTTAATTGTTTGTCTACTATAATGACACCATTGGTCCCATAAATTATATTTTGTTATTTTATCTGAAGTTATTTTTACAATTCCACTATTTCTTCCAATAATTTGATAAATACCCATAATTTTACCAGGTCCTTTAAAAATTATTTTATCATTTATAATTTGGTTTACTTCTATTTTTTTAATATTTGAATACTTAGTTGGTTCTGGTATATTAGTATGAATATATTCTTTATTTAATAGTTCATTAATATAAAAGTCATATATTTTTTTAGCATAAAAAACACTTCCAATATCTGTTGTATGTACACGATCTCTTAATATTTCAGAAACATTTGGATTATTATATAATTCAATATATTTAATATTGTGATTAAAACAATAATTTTTAATAGTATTATACATTTCTATTCTTTTTTCTTCTATAGGATTTCTATCAAGTAATAAAAATATTAGTTTACAATTTATTTGTGTAAACTTATATAAAAATGTATCCAAATATTCTACTAAATTTATATGGATGCTAGCAGAAAACCAATCAATAAAACAATATTTTGGTTTGTTTATTATAACATCTTCTATAAAACACATCCCAGCATCATTAATATGCATTGAACCATAACCATGTTGATTAACATCAGTGTTAATTAATTTTTTAAATTCAGGAACATAACCTGTTTTTTGTTGTGTTACAGAAGCTCCAAAAAAAGATATCATTATAATAAGGTATATTTTTTAAAATTAATTTATAATATATATATATATATATATATATATATATGTTTTTATTTTTATGTTTAATACCTAATAGAGGTGCTATAATAGGTCATCAATCACATGATCATTTTAAATTAGTTACATATTGTAAAAAAAATAATTTTAATTTTGTTTATCATCCATTTACATGTAATAGTAGTTCTTTTGAAAATATATTAAATTTTGGAAGTTTACATACATATCATTATAATGATATAAAATCTACAATGAAAACTATTTCAATTAAAGATTTAAATGTTGAATTAAAAAATGCAGAAAAAATACATGTAAAATTATTGGAATTACACAATGAAGAAGAAAAGATAATGTTATTTGATTCAATTTGTGGAAATGAAAAGTTTCCTTATTTTAATATAAAGTCGAACGATATTATAGAAGTTAGAAAAAGTTATAGGGGAAAAATAAATTTTAAAAATTATGTAAATAAAGATTATATTTGTATTCATATTAGATGTGGTGATATTATTAATGATAAAAGTAGATATTTAAGTGTTCAATATTTTGTTGACACGTATAAAATATTACTTAATAAAATAAATGAGTCTAATTTACCTGTATATATAGTAACTGAAAATAATTTTAAAGATGATGCTATTTTAAAAGAAAATATTAATAATTGTATAATAATAAAAGATACTGCAAATATTTCATTTTGTTATTTAGTACATTCAAAATATCTGATTGTATCTCGTAGTGGATTTTCTAATTTAGCATATACTTTAGGAAATATGAAAATAATTAAACCACCAAATGATTGGAATTGTTATTATGATAATATTTTTGACATTAGTATTTAGTTCATTTTATATTTAGTGATTATGTAATAAAACATGTTTTCATGATATAATCACGAATGGATTAATCAACAACTATATAAAATCGTATATTTCTTTTAGACATATTATAATTAAATATAATATTTATTCTTATAATTAACGATATTATAAAATAAAAATCAAGTAAATTGTTATAAAATAAAGTCAAAAAATTATAAAAGCTAAAATACACACTACTTTAAATTTTTATATGATATGGATAAGTTATAACTTAATTACATAACAGTTTTTTAGATTATGCTAGTATATTATTTATATTCTAATAAATTACAATTATATAATTCAAGTATTTTTTCATATTTAGAAATATCTTTCCATCCTTGACATAATGGATTCTTCCATAGTTTAATCCAATTTTCAACTCTTTTTTTAGATTCTAATGTCCAGCGAAAATGATGTGTTTGAACACCATTTTTACAAGTAAGTTTTTTATTGTTTAAATAATGATGACCAACACCAAGTAAATCAGCAATATTAGATTTAATGAGACCAATTTTTGATGCAACAAATAATTTATTATTAACATTAGGAAATTGTTCAAAAATATCAATATTGCTATCTACATTTTTACAAAACCCATCTTGTGAAACTTTTTCGTATGTATGACCAGTTAAATAATCAATATTATTTTTTACCATCATAATCATTAAATTTTCTAATGTATCTGGATATTTATGAAATTCATCACTATCTGCGGGTATAACAAAATCTTCATTTAAATCACAAAGTGCAAGTGCTGATTTTTTTGCAATAGTACAATGCACACCTTCAGCTACAGTATCATTATTAGGACCTAATGTTATTACGAGATTATTTATATATTCAGATGAATTTACAAATTCAACAAAATTTTCATAATCAGTTTTATCTTCTTCAAACCTATAATTAATATTTATACATATTTTATAAACTCCTAAATTTAAATAGTGTTTCATAAAATGATTAAATAAATGTTTATCATAATGTGTAAATCTTACATACAGGATACATTTTGGCATTAATATTATAAATATATTAATATATAAGTTGTATAAAAATTGATATTTTTAAATAATAAATTATAATATTTTATTATTATGTCTATTAAAGTCTTAAAATTCGGTGGCTCATCTCAAAGTAAAAATACTTATGAAATGATTTACGATACTATTAAAAATGATTCAGACAATAAGTATATTATTGTTTTATCGGCAATAAAAGGTATAACAAATAGTTTATTAAAATTTACTGAATCAAAAAACTTTTTAGAATGGAATAAAATTATTGAAGTTAATAAAGAATTATCTATTGAAACTATAGGAAAAAGTATACCATTTATTGAAACAATGGAAAATAAATTATGGGATTTGGAATTAGATACAATAGAAATTATTGCAATGGGAGAGTTTTTTACAACTAATATTTTACACCCTTGAAGATTTAAAATGCCGATTTTACTCAACAAAAAAATATTCAAGGTTTGCCCGTTGCAGAGCATGTAAATTATGATTTTGTTAAGGCGACATCCCCAACTGATTTATTGGCTTTCTTTTGTCGGACCTTTAGGTCCATACTGGATTTTTCAAAATCCGGAACGACCTTTTTAACCTTTTCTTTTTTAAGTTTTTCTACCTT